ATATGCATGAGTATCCGCACCGCTTGCTCCACCCGTAATAACTTCGTCAGGCATAATATCTCGAATGTTGCGCCGAATCAGTTCTCTATCGTTCCAATATCTGTCTCCGCAAACAAGCATTCTCATTTATGTTTCACCGTGAAACATCGGCAGTATTCATCGTGTTTTTCCTGCGTGTACCATTCTGCACCTGTTAGTGGGCGACGATAGGTCAATAGATGTACGTCTCCGTTTTTGGATCTAAACAATTCGCGCAGTAAAATCGATATGCGACTCGTAATTGCCCCGTCATCACATCCGGCGCAACTAGACAGAAGATTATGGCGTCATCCATGAGAACCAATCGTTCACAAATATCGCATTTCATGTAGAGCCCCTCGACCGGATGAATCACGATTTTATCAGGCATTAATGATGACCCCCGCCGTCTTCTTCGGTTCCTCACCAACGAAGGTTCCGAATATGCCAAGTGCCCCTGCCCATAATTGATCATCATGGGTTCCCGAGGGATGACTGAATAGTAGTTTGTCGCCGGAAATATGATATTCCTCGCAGTTCATTTGATCCATTAATCGTTTATCGAACGGGACAAGGAAGCGTTTCTGTTCCATACGTAATCGGAAGAACGTCATAACGTCCTTCTTCTTTGCGTCGGACAATACGACTCCTTTGGCGGGTTTATAGATTTCAACAACGTCTTCTCCAAGGGCTTCACCAACACCCGTTTGATCATAGACGAGACTGGCAACCTCAAACGCGGCTACGACGAGTTTCAAATACGAAAGGACCTGTTTGTAATGGACCTTTGATTCTTCAGGATCGCAGATTGGAAACTCTTTAATGTGGATGGTTCGTAGTTTCTCCTGACCATCCGCCCACTTCTCTACACGCCACACGTAAATTACGGAGTGATCCTGCTTCTTCGCAAAGTCTACACCAACATGATGCATGTACTTATGGCCTGTTTCGACTAATCCCGCAACCACGGCCTGTTCCGGGACAAGGTGGTAGTCCTCAGTGACATCCCGAATCAGGTCTTGCGGTAACCATGAACTACTATCATCAACGAACTCCGCACCGTATTCCTGCTTGAATTTAGTGTTACCCAACTCGATCTTCTGTTCTTCCAGAAACTCCTTCGTAATTCTGGGACAGATACTAGAGGCATATTTCCTTTGCCAGAACTTCGGATTCATAAAAGACGTGTAGAAAATATGTCGTTTCCCGTAAGGAGTCGAAAGCATGAGTAATGTGCCGTTCGTGGTTGAGAGCATGGGCATACAGACTTCAGTTATGATACTCTCCTTAACGAATGCGGCTTCATCAATGATGAGTAGATGAGCAGTATATCCACGCATAGGGGAACCATCATGTCCACATGGTAGAACAACGATCATCGCGCCGTTTGATAATTCGATGGTGGTTCGCGTCTCGTGAGTGATACTTCGAGCCAGTAATGGATTTCCATGAATCATATTATTAATGGTGCGAAACATGATGATTGATTGACGCAGTGCCTTTGAGACAATTAGGACGGTTGTAGGCGAAATACCAATACGGGGATGGGTGAAGGCGAACCATATTGCGGCTGTAGCGACAACGGTTGTTTTCCCGGTTTGCCGCCCCCAACAGAGGACTCCGCGTTTGACCGTTTTGACGGCGTCTAAAAATTCGGCTTGATACTCATATGGTTCGAATCCGAGGACGGTTCGTGCAAATAGGACCGGATCGCGGATAAGTCTCCAAAGTCGTACCTTATCGGGCATTTCGGCAAGTGTTTGGATTGGAGATTTCTTCCATGTTCCGTTGACCCGGCCGAAGGCATAGAGCAACATTATCCCAAATATTGCGCCGACGGCATCTGGCGACAATCGTTCTGCATAAGCCAGAATCGCGGTGCTGATTCCAACTATCGCTAACGTGGTAATCTCAACTATTGCCACGTACCTCGCCTTGATAATCTCGTCAGATTTTCGTCTCTTAGTCATTTCTTCCACGTCTTTTCATGAATAATATCACATATCGCTGTCGCGGAAACACGAAATCGTCTACCAAGTTTGGATTTCGAGATTTCACCATCATTATACAATCGGCGAATTTCAGTAACATCGGCCATTCGGAGCTTTGCATTCGGATTTCGTTCACCATACGGGCATAGTTCTGGATGATTGCGCCAAAACTCGGGGGTATTTTGGGTTCGTCGTCCCTTTCTAAAAGTATCTCGCGTGTTATCTCGCGGTGTTCCTAGAAACAAATGGGCGGGATTTACACAGCCCGGATTATCACAGCGATGTAGGACATTGAGGCCCATCGGTATGGGGCCCCTGAACAATTCGTAAGCGAGGCGGGGCGCCCGTATATTGTGTTTATCAACCGCAAACTGACCGTAACCAGTAGGAAAGAAACTTCCTAACCACTGCCAGCATTGGGACGGCTTTCGCATTTCTATCTTATTCAGAAAACGGTTTAGTAGATCCTGTGTTTTTCGCCCTCTCATTTTCCATTTCCCCACTCTTCTGTAACATCGCTAGCAAATTCGCCAAGTCGTCCTTCGTTCGGCCCACATCTTTCATTTTTCCGAGCGCATTTATGGCTTCAATCGCAATACGGGACCACCGTTGCTTCTGGCGCTCGTCACCCTTCACGTCGGATAGGACATCATTTGCCAGATTCAATATTCGCATGATGGTTTCCATCTTCTGCGTTTGTAGCGTCTCAACATCCGGCATTACGAATCATCTCCTTCGCGATTTCTGCCTCAACCCTAATCCATGCCTCGCGGATTCTCGGTGATAATAGATCGAACGCCTCTAGTCCTCCGAGGAACCGTTCTATCCGCCTCATCGCCTCTACCAATTCCATTATTGTTTCACGTCCTCATCGTGTTTCTCTTTCAAATGAAAACCGAACTTGAGCCAAAGTATGAAGCAGTAGGTGGCGATTTTGAGCAGGTCCTTTTCGCGGTGTTCATTCTTGAAACGCCCCAAATATTTCGCCATTGTACCAATCACCCATTCCCAACCGGCTAATTCGCAAACCCAATCAGTGATCTCTTTATCCGGCATGAGCGCATACTTCGATCCGCCATACTGGAACTGATTTCGAATCATCTGCTCGAACATCGGCCAATACTTTCGTTTCGTCTCGACATCCGTATTCAACATTTCTTCTTCACCTAATCTCTTGATTCATCTCGTAATGGTTCGTCGGGATCATCGTGCGCGTCCTGTCGGCCCTGTTCGCAACCGGCCTCGTAGGGGTCTTCAATTCTGATGATGTCTTTCTTGCGTATGGCATGAATTTCCCACTCCTCAGACGGGCCTTCAAGATCGGTGATTCCGTGACGAAGACGAAGCCATTCTTGATCTTCAAAGACGATTTCACCAATAGCCGTGTTAACACATCGTGGGGCTTGTTCATTCTCCTCTTTTCGGATCGTCAGATCGTGGTGATCACGGAACCAAATTTTCACAATATTAGTCAAAATATCACACCCGCACGTAAGAAACGAAGCATTTCCCCCTCATCCTTCCAGACATATTTACTGAGACCAATTATCCAAGGATGACCATAGAGACGATTACTGACGAGGGTGTAACATGGTTTTCGCATCATCCAAGCGAACAACATCTCGCAAGGTATTCCAATAGTCACGTCATTCTGGGGCATCAATACAACGATCATATCGGATTGAGCCACTTCCCCCAAATCACCAGAGATTATGACCGCTGCGATGGTTCTGCCCTTATCACTATCAGGGTCGAGATCATTCCACTCAACAATCTGACCCACTTTTTGCCTCTCAATAGAAAATGGGTTTGTGACTGTATATCCACAGGATTCTAGTTCTCTCTGGAAGGCCAGACCACGATCTCGTTCGTGAACTGAATGTGCTAGATAGACTTTCATTTCTTCACATCTCCGAATAGTGTTATTTGTACGGTTTTCGGATGTCGGCCTTTCGGAACACATTCTATGCAGAACCAAACTGATTCTATCCGATTACCGTCCGACTCACAAATGGCCCGTAAACAACGGAAGCACTTGACGATATCCGGTCGGTCATGCCCGCAGATTTGACATATCATATTCTACCACTTCCTCTCAAATAATCGATATTTGATCCATCGTTTCCAAATCGTGTCGAAGGCGAGGAATTGGAAATAATGAACCGACTCAATCGCGCACATCGTAAGGATGAATGCCCATGTCTTC